ATAATTGATTATTGACAATTTATGACAACAATATATATGACAATATATGACGTATTATCTTATATATAATATATTATCTTATATATAATTATATATATAAATTAATATGATTTTGAAAAATTTATATAAATGAATAATATTATCCGGACTTAAGAATGTTATACGTTTCTAATAATGTTAGTCCAGGATAACATCCTTCGTTTGTACGTAGGATATTTAATTTGTATATAATATTAATGATAAACGAACGAAGTTAACCCGGAATAATAATGTTAGATGTCTTTAAGAATGTTAGATAGGCCTAAACCGTTAAATATAAGAAAATCGTAGTATATTTATAATAAAAATGAGTCGTATGACAAAACTTTTACAATTTCATGACAAAAGTTTGACAAAAATATGACGTTTTCATGGCACTTTTCAAAAATCAAAATTCTATATTATATCATGTAAGGTTCAGAAGTCCTGAGCCAGAAAATCAAAACGAGGATAACAACATGCAAGTAAAAGAACTCATTGATATTGTAGATATCAAGAACAGCCACAACAAAGAACTTGATAGGCTTGCCGATATTGAGGTCAATAGTCTGTCTAATTCTGACCTTTGTTTCATCAAGATGGTTTCCGCCAGTAGTATTTCTACGATGAAAAAGGCCGGGAGGGACAACGAATATATCCTTACCCATGGACCTGAAAACAAGGGGGTATCTACCGAAACCGTCAAGAAGTACCTCGGTGGTCTTGATGAAGCTACCTTGCTTGCCTTGGGTTTCAAGAAGGTCTGATATACATATATCCATGGGGATAATATCCCCGTGGGTATTCTATCAAACCTTGGAACTTATCCAGGGCTTAATAGAATATCCATTTCCGGGTATTCGTACACGAGGATAACATATGACTACAATCAAAATAGACTTAAAACGTCGTGAACTGGGAACTACCACGATAATAGACGACCAATTTTCGTATGTAATAGCATACCGATATTGGGATAGTCACGGTAAAAAAATCTTTGACCCTGATGGACACCCCAATTTGTCATGGAAGCGGTGCCATGTACGTATTGATAGCCACAAATATATCGACGAAGCCATTGACTTTGATGGCGATGATTGGATATTGTATATTGACGGCATAAAGATTGGCTGCATTCAGGGCTATAAGGTCCGTGGCTGTCAATTATACATAGATATGCCATATGGCTGGGGGTAATATCCTTATGGGTATTCCCTCAGGTCCTGGGTCTTTATCCAGGGTCTAAGAGAATATCCATTTCCGGGTATTCATATACGAGGATAACATATGTATAAGATTATTACCACAAACTCTACCTTTACGGTACCGAAAGATACCGTTATGCTCACCTTTACCGGGGATAAGACTCCTGAGGCCCTTATCCAGGCAAGGAAAGTCCTTCGTAAGATGGCTGGCGGCATCATGAACGATATTGCCCTTGTCCTTGATGGCAACATCATTGCGACCATCAAACATCGCTTCGTGGGCAGGTTCTATGGCTATACCACGGTGACGGCAGTTAAAGAAGCATGGCAGCATGTGTAGTATCCATCGGGGCATCGTCCTGGACGGTGTCCCAGTAGGTATTAACATTAGCAAGGATTATTATGATAGATTATGACCGCATAGTATCTGTTATTATGAGGCGAACCGGCAAGTCTAGGGACGAGGCTTGGGATGGTCTTATGGAGGCCTATCTAACTGTGGATAGGAACCGTAGTGAACCTGAACAGGCATCGTACTTGATTATTAATGGTTCACTTAAGGCACTTATGGATAATTACGACACTGTTCATAAGGCCACGGTATTTGAGTGCGAAATGGGTCTTGACCCGGACCAAACTTATTACGACAACGTAATAACTGAGGCGGACGACCTGACCGATATGGACTACATCATAGAACTTATTAGCGATGTACCGGTGGACTATAAGATTCCGGTCGCGGTCGTCGTCAAAGCCTTGCTTAGTAATGGCCAGCGAAAGCCTTTAACTGTTGAGGCGACGAGGCAATTATTAAAGGCAAGTAAGATTCCTAATACCAGCGAGGTGGCTCGCCAGGTATATACCTTTTTAACAACACTACGGAGGCAATCCTAATGGTATATCAACCTAAATACGAAGTTATAGATTGTGCTACTGAGGCAGTCTTGGCTCAGTATGTAACCCAGGCCGCGGCTTGGGAAATTAGAAATCGTATGGCAAAGGAATGGCCCGACAAACGTTTGGCTATTCGTAAAATTAACATCAACAAGGAGTGATACTATGACACGACAAGAGTTTCATGATTACCGTACTAGGGTGATGGCTCGTAACCCTGACTGGACTAGGTTCAATTACTGTCAGGCCTGGATTAGCGATGGCTGCTTCGGTGTGAAGTTGGTCAAGTCCTATGCTACTATTGTAGGTGTCATCAAGGACGATACTTTGTGGTGGGACCGGAAGTATTCCAGGACCACGAGCAAACAGATTACTCAGATTGCAAACAGGTATAACCTTAACACAGCACAAGTGGAGGATAAATAATGTATAAACACATCACAGAAAGACAACGACAAAGGGCCCAAGATTTATGGCAGCAGTTCAATGCCAAACTGACAGACCTTCATATGAAGCTCTATTACGACTGCTATAATGGCACGTTCTTCGTTACAGACAGTAGCTTGGTACCGGCGATGGGCCCTGGACTAAACCGCGAAGACTTAGAACGTGTGGTAGACGAAGGTTGCTTTGAGCCGAGTGACACAAATCCGCCATGGTTTATAGACTACACTAACTATACACTTAAGACAGAGGTATGATATGACTAGAGAACATTGGCATGACATGGAACATCTCCTGGAAGATGCCCGGGAAGATATCGACGAGATTGCAGAAAAGGCTCCTCGTAATGATACCGTCAGAGCAATGGTATCTAATCTTCGCCAGTACCTAGACATGATGTATACCATCTGTGAAAAGGATTATTGCGATGATAGTACCGACGACCTTCCGCAGGGATACGAAGAGGTCTGGCCTATGTTGCCCGATGGCAATGGCCTGAGTGTCGGGGATATGAACCGGCTGAAGGAACACATTGAAGCTTGGAAGCGAGGTGAATAATGCCTAGTAACAATTACAATCTTGTAAGTACCAGTCTGTCGTATGCCGACTATGTACTCGCGATATTCAAGAGAGACTTTTCGCCAACATCTTTGGAGGCGATTGCCACACATATCACGAAGCATACTATCGCTATGTCTATGTCCGAGCCAGACCCTGTAAACCTCATTGGTGTTATTGTCGGACTTGCACTTAAGCTGACTTGCGATAATGAAGCCCGAGCATTCTTGAAAGCTGAGGAGACTGCCGATGCTACACAAGATTAGTGACTGGATAGCCGATGCATGTCGTTGGCTATGGCAGGCCTATTTGCTGGTGATGTTGATTGTATTGGTGGTGGCATCTGTCATTGCAGTCATCACCGGTATCGCATGGTGTGTCATAAAGCTGTTGACCGTACTCCCTTGATTTCGTACAAACTAACTGATTATAAGATATATAAATAAAATCGGTCAGTCGGTCCTGCCGAAAAGGTGCTTGTCCTGTAGTAATGGACTACGATACTTGGCATGGATAAACTCGTGGCAAGTCTTGCACAGAACCAGGAACCTATCCTGGGCAAGGTTGTCGTAGTTCGTTGTGTACATGTGGTGGATGTTCAAGTCGCACAGACGTTTGTACTTCACGCCACAGTACTCGCAGGTCATGTTCCGGGATGCTGCAAGGAACCTCCGGAGCAACTGCCAGGCCGGACCCTTACGGAACTCGGCTCTCTCTTTTGCATTCGTGATTTTCATATAGATATATACAGATTTTGATGAACTATTTACCATATTCTTGTATTAAAATTTTCTTGAAAATTGGTAAATTCGGACTGGAATTTTGTATATATCATTGAGAAAACGATTTAACTTTCCCTCAAAATCAACCGGCACCCACGTGCCAAAGGAGCCTATTATGGCTATTGAAAACGAAGAAGAAACCAAGACCGGCATTCGCTTTGCCAATGACTTCAGCGACGAACTCAAGGACCGCATCAAGGCGGAAGCTGCCAAGCGTATTGAGGAACTCCTGGAACAGACCGACTTCTCTATGAATGACCTCAGCCAGCTGGCTGGTGTGTCCCACGGTTCTGTTAAGGGTCGTGCCAAGACGCTCGCCTCTGCCTCTGACATTGTGACAGCCGTCCTCGATGGCGTCCGTGCCACTGGTACTCGCAAGCCGTCCACCGAAAGTGTCAAGTCCCTCCTTGACTCTATGTCTGCTGAACAGAAGCAGAAGTTCCTTGCTGAACTCGGTCTTGCTCAGGCCTAACCGGTCGCTCCTGTGGAGGAAAGCCCAGTGTTTCACTGGGTTTTTCTTTGCAGTCATTTTAAAATATCGACTTGTAAAATAGGACTTGGACCCCTCTTTTCTCTATAAAATCGCGAAAATTTTTTTCACAAAATTTTTTTCAATTTTTCATAAAGAATTTTAGGCGATAAGTCCATTTTTCAAGTTGATTTTTCAAAAGTTTAAATGCTTTCAAACGACGAGGATAACACAAATGCTACCAGTTCTTAAAGAATGTAAGACAATTGAGGAGGTCCGCTCTCAGTCAAGGGAGATTAGTACGATGGCCACAGACCTTCTCAATGAACCTATCGTGCAGAATGGGTATATGCAGTCAGGCCAGCCGGGACAGACGGCCTTCATCAATGCCGCATCTATGGCCAAGAAAAGATTGCAGGCCTATTTTCCTACCGCAGATTGGAAGGACCCGCTCTATGAAAGGTTGATGGCCGAAGCCAAATACATTTGTGCTCGGTGCATCCACCTGAAGTATGAGTGCCGGGAACGTCGTCAACCGTATGACCATATTAAAGATGCCACCGAAAGCGTGAAGTCTATGGTCGCCCGTATGTTCAATGACTATAACGATACCATCAAAAGAATAGAGGCATCTGAAAATGATAGCAGCGAACAGGGAAGCGGTAATCAATAACCCCGAACAGATTAAAGAGATAGCCAAAGAAGCCCGAGCCACCCTGGACCTGTGCAAGAGGTGCGAGCTCCTGCTCCAACTCCGTAAGCACCAGGACTGGGGTCGCTTCGACTGGGCTCTTATGGTTCAATGGGCTAATCCCGTCGATGAACCATTCATCAAGTTGATGCTATCTCTATCTAAGCATGGCTATAAGTACGGAGCCATCTCTATGCATAGATGGTGGCGACGGTTGAAGGCCGTGAACCAACAGCATCTTATAACATACTTTTCGTATGTCGGCTTCCAGGATAATGTCAAGCCTCTCTTTTGGCTAGACCTTTATGCTCAGTGCTGTCGTACGAAGGATATGTTCATTCAATTCTCTGCTCAGTATGACGATGACAATGCCATCGAGATGAACCTCAGGGCATTGCTCGGCACATCGCAGAAGAGTGATATTAAAGAAGCTTGGACCAAGTGGGCCAAGGCAAACCACCCGGACAAAGGCGGGTCTGTGGAAAAGTTTGTATTAGTCAAAGCCGCCTATGAGGAATGGTGCGATGCACACAACTAATACAGACCTGCTCTATTATTGTTATGGCATGGCAAGCACATATGCCAAGTTCGGTTATATACCGAAGGAGTGCGTGGAGAAGTTTAAGCAGATGGATGCTGAAGTTGCCGCACAAGAGAAGCAACTTGTTGAACGTCCTATCGATTATGAGGAAGGCGCCTAATGAATATTCTTTTGTATGGAAATACTGGGAGTGGTAAGTCTACTCTCGCCAAGACTCTCTGTGTCAAGTATCCATTCAAGCATGTGAACACAGGTGCACTCACTCGAATGATGGCATCGTTCGGTTGCAGTAATCTACCTGTCCTGGTACAGGATATGATTAAGAGCATGGATGTACGGGATACACACATCTTCGACCACTTCTATATGCATACGTGGGAACAGTTGACTGACCTGTTTGGCCGGCCTTATGTCGTATCTGTAGTAGATAACAGGTCTGCTCGACTGCCGGTTAATGAAGAGAAGCATAGGCGGTTCTTGAACCAGCATCGTGAGATTTCCAAGTTTATGGAGGTCCACGATATCCACCCGATTATCGTATACAACACCGACTATGGCTTCGATATATCTGAACTCATTAGGAATGGTATACTGCCGTTCGATGAGTATGCTGTAATCAAAGCGAGGACAGAATGAAGAACGACTATATACAGCACATGCCTTTTGTGTGCCAAGAATATTATCATGCGGTAGACAAGTACCCGGACTTCGTGGATAGGTTCACAACGGATACCACCATCTTGCCTGCCATCGAGAATAGTCTTGCTATAGCACGGACTGCATCTGATGCAGAAAAGAAGGATGGCTATTCGTTTGAACGTACTCTCAAGGAGGAAGTGCTCGAGGTACTCGAGGCTTATCTCAAAGGTGAGTACAGACACTGTTACCAAGAACTAGCCCAATGTGCCGCCGTTTGTGTACGCGGTATGGATTGGATTAGAAACAATCACAAGGAGGCCTTCAATGGCAAACATGATTAAGCTGCAACAAGGAACACAGGAATGGCTCGACTGGCGTCGTAATGGCATCACGGCAACAGAAGCGTCTTGCTGTATGGGTGTATCGAAGTGGGGTACCGCCCTCTCGGTATACAATGACAAGCTCAACCCTAGGGAACATACTCCTTCCGAATATGAAGAATGGGGCACGCTCCTTGAAGACACCATCAAGTTCAAGAAGTTCGGTAAGGAACATCCGGAGTTCGAGGTTGTCCAGGGCGAATGCTATGAACGTGAATGGCGTAAGTGTTCTCTCGATGGTGAACTCCGTAAGGATGGTAAGACCGTCGCCATCTTGGAAATCAAGACTGGCAGCGATGAGTCTGCTTGGGACCCGGTACCTGCATATTATTATGCTCAGGTCCAGTGGCAGATGCACGTGACCGGTATCGAACGTACTTACTTTGCAGTACTTATTCATGGCCACCACTACCTTGAACGTTTGGTCGAGTATGACCCCGTCTATTGTCAGAAGCTCGAAGAGGTCTGTGCCCGTGTTTGGGAATGTATCTGCAAGAAGGAACCGCCGAAGGTTGACCCTGCTCATGCGGATATCGACCAGGAAGTCTTGAATGATATGGCAGTCAATGCCACTGACAAGGCACCGACACATGAAATCTCCGATGAAGAGTTCGCTACATATACTATTCTGAAGGAGAAGGTAGAAGAGTTCGAAGCCAAGCTCAAGGCTCAGAAGGCTATCCTTACACAGTATCTCACTCAGGCCGAGGCTCTTACCTACAAAGGACAGAAGTTTGGTAAGATGATTGTGATGAAGCCTCGTGAATCGGTCGATACCGGCAAGCTCAAGTGCGAGTTCCCGGATGTATATGAGCAGGTCAAGAAAGTTGGGAAGCCGACGGCTTATCCTAAATTTGGTTAATTCTTTTGAAAAATCCGTATATATAAATACGAACACAAACCGAAAGCCAACACATTAACAAGGAGTTATTATGGCTAACAATCCGTTCGCAGTAGAACAGAAGGTCTACAACCTCATGCCCAACGATGAGTACATCGACGCATGCATCCTCAGCTATCAGACTGCGGAGTTGCCTCCGGGTCCTATGGCTATGACCAATGACACCGTCCCGTCGACTAGGTTCCTCCTTGGTGCCTACCTCAAGGACGAGTCGGGTCAGCTCAAGTGCGATGCAAATGGTGTGCCTATCATTGCTCGTAAGTGGACGAAGTGGATGCGTATCTCGAACAATGAACGTTCGGCCCTTATGCGTCTGTTCGATACCAGCAAGACCGGGTTCCAAAACCTGTTTGATATCTTGCAGGATTGCGACACTAGCGAAGGCAAGCTGTGGACCACGCCCCTCAAGATTATGCTCGAGCAGAGTGGTGACTATCAGAACATCATCCGTATCAAGCCTGGTAACAACAAGGCATTGGTTGAGCAGATGTTCTATAGCGACCAGTATATTCCGTACAAGGTTATCAAGGCCTACGGAAAACTGACCCCGCTTTCGCTTGCCGGCTGTAAGTTCAAGGATGGCGTCAAAACCTTCCTGCCCGAAGATATGGTCGAGCCCGACGATATTAAGGATTAACAAGTGCGATTAGTGGTGTTATTGGTGGCACAGGGTAAGCCTCGAAGAACATTAGAGGTGATGCCCAGGTCCCGGTTCGAGTCCGGGCTAATCGCTTAAGTCCCCTAACGGTAACCATTGTATCTTGTGTTATCCTCAGCTCAGCCGTTAGGGGACATTGATATTGGCACATAAACCCCACACTTAGACACAAGCCAATCGCGTACCAGTCTGCGTTATGACTGGTATTTTTTTAACCTTAAAGGAAAACTGCTATGAGGCTTCTCGGCAAGTATACATTCGAACGTCTACGCGATGCCTTCCAAGGTATCTTCTGTTACCAAAATACACAGGATGATACGGGTATCTTTCACATTATAGAACTATGGCAGATAAGATTTGTCTTTGCCGAGTCTTTACAACATGAAGGACTCTATTTAGAAGTACTCGTAAATCCCGGACCAAATCAAGCATATAGAAGTTTTGGTAAAATTTATTTCACTCATTAGTATATATGGGTATGATTGCCGATGAACTTGCCGATGAGCTACGTCTAATTGCATATAGCGATATGGCAAAACCCGTAAATAGGGTTTCTGCCTTAGCTTCACTAGCACGTAATGGAATCGACCCTAAAAGAGTTCAATCGACATTATATTCCATAGCAACCGATATTTCCACACCGGACTCTGTAAAGGTCCGTGCGATTGACTTACTGGATAAGTATGACTTTTCAGCCGCACCACAAGAGCTGGCACCGGAAGAGGCTGCCAAACTCGAACAATCTTTACTAGAGCAATATGTCGGACAAACTTAATCAAATACTAGAACGTTTCCAAAGTAAGCTCTCGTACCGCGAACAGGATACGAGGGCTCTTGACATTTCTAGAGCAGCAGCAGCCGGAAGTCTTGGCGAACATGAATACAGTGAGTGGGCTCTCATATCGAACGACCCGCTTGTTGTCGTTAATTATGTCAAGACCTTCATCACGACACTGGCATCTAAACTTAGTTCGGCTCCATTCCGTCCACAGGATGATAAACTTAATGAAGTCGTAATGAACATGCGATTGAACTCACAGTTCACTGACCTATACAAGATGACTCTTGCAGATGGCTATTCCTTCCTAGGTCTTGGCCTTGACAATGGAAAACCCATCGCGAATATTATCGATGCTCGTTCAATTATGTTCAATGGTAATGACCCGACCTTGAAGGATGCCACTGAACTTATAGTGTTTGAAGTTCTGCCGAAGAGCAAGGATGATGACTTTGTGTCTGACTTCCCCAGCGGATATGTCGAGTTCGACAATCAAAACGAGAAGGTACGTACATCCTATTATTATAAGCAGGATGGCAAAATCAATCTTGACATTTATGAAGAAGGTATAGAAGAACCCTCTCACTTCGAAATTCCTAATGTTGACCGTATACCTGTCGTTCGTTTCTATGGTGAAAAATTTGAACTTAATGATAAGCGTTATCACTATCGTGGTCTTTATTATCAGCTGGCTGGCATTATTAAAGCAACAGCTCTCGCAGCGACAAAGCTTCAGATACGTGTTGCTATGTCTGACGATGATAACTATCTTGCTAATTCTGATGCTATTGCTAATTATAAGTCCTCTTGGAAGAATGCCGGTGTAAAGGAATTTAGCAACTACGACGCTAATGGCGACCCGATAAATCAACCGGTCCAGCCCATTCAGCACGACAATGGTTTCCTTGTACAGGCTCTTGAAACTTGGAAGAACGTTACATCCGATATGCTCGGCCCTGTTGTACAGAGTGGTTCGGAGGCTGTTACTCGTGAAGAAGTGCTGGCTCGCTCCGAGGTTCGTGATGCTATTGCGAACACTTATCTCTCCAACATGAGCGACTCTATCGCCGAAGTGTATCGCATTATCAACTCAATGCTCACCGGAAATACGGCTATTGTTATTGTTGAAGGCGGTTTCATTGAGGCTGCGCATCGTAACAAGTTCATGCAACAGATTGTCAATGTGTATAATCTTGCGAAGGAAAGTGGACTGAATGCCCAGGGCTTCATCTTCGAAATCCTGGCTAACAGTGAACTCCCGGAAAACATGAAGCAGCGAGTTGGCCAGCTCCTTATGCAGGACCCGTTCGCGAGTCCGAAGGTGGTGGAGCTCAATCAGCAATTGCAGAAGGCCCAACAGACTATTCAGCAACAGACGAACACCATCACTCAGTTGCGTATCATGGCTTCTCAGCGTATGGAACGTCAGGCCGAATGGGTTGCCTCTCAGGAACGTATCAAGCGTTTCGAGATTATGTTCAAGCAGTGGCAGCAGGAAAACAAGGACACTCAGGAAGCCCGTATGGAAGTCTTGCGCAAGCTGCTTGACAACGGCGACACGTTTGGTGCGATGGCTATGTTACAGGCTATTCGACAAATTGATAATCCGGTGCTTACTGAACCTGCAACTCAGATGCAAATGAATGATGCGACTGTCGATACGCTCGGACAGTTTACAGAAAATAATCAAGAGGTATTTAACAATGTGGCAAACCCTTATCCCAATGGCAATCAACAAATTCCAGCAGGGTCAACAGGCCCAGGACCAGGCAACACAGCAGGCACTAACTTTGGGCAACTCCCAACAGGGTTTCCAACCAATGGGCAGCAACCTTTCATGGGGCAGCCTTTTCGGAGGTAAATAATGGCATTTAGTTGGAATAATCTTTGGGGTGGTATCACTGACTGGATGGGCCTTACCGATACGGGTGCAGGTCAACGCGGCCTTGATGCTCTGACGGAAGGAGCAAATAGTGCCTCGCAGACCATGCATGAACAAATGCAGCCTGTCATGGATATGTATGGCAATGCTATGGTCGGTCGTGATATGGGCTCTGTCCTGGACCAGTATCAACAGAATATGATGGGTACTGAGAATGCCGCGTCTGCCGATAATGTTCAGAACTTTATGAATCCGATGTATGGCCAAGCCATGCGACAGGCAGCCAATCAGGCTCTTGCAGGTGCCGGCAGTTCCCTTCAAAGTTCTGCCGCGAATACGGCTGTTGGACAAGGTGTTGGCAATACTGTACAGAATATGTGGAATAATGCATTCCAGCAGGCAATGACCGATGCCAAGAACAAGCAGGGCATTTATGGTAAGGTCACGAATATGAACCTGATGCCTTCGCAGAATTGGTCGCAACTCACATCCGATATGGCCGGTACCGAATACACCAAGAATATGGATTTGGCTCAGGCTGCCGGTCAGGTTGCAGGCCAGAATCAATCTTGGCTGGGTAATCTGTTCTAGGAGGTTTTATGTCCGTAAGATTTCAAACACAGGGTCCTCGTGTAACTTATGATGTTGTCCAGCAACAGAAGCCTGGTCAGCAGTTGATGGGATTATACAATACTTGGCAGTCTCTCGCTCCGCATACTCGTGACTGGATTACGAGCGGTTTTGGTCTGTTTGGTGATGAACCAACCGACGAGTATGGCTTTACAGAAGCCGACTACGATAAGAATGGAAATATCAAGCGTAGCACCGAGGATAAAGAAAAGCTGTTAGATGAAATCGGTGACCGCGAAACTGTTATACCGGAAGATGAATACCAGTCTTGGGAAGGTATCGTGCCTACCGATATTGAGGTCGGTGTGATGGACCCGTATGGTATCGACAATATCCAACCCGAAGAACCGTCGTATAAGTCTAAAGAACCTCGCGAGAAAACAAAGGAATTACTTGCTGGTATTCCCGAAGTGGTACATCCAGGTCTTGGATGGGGGTTGCTCTAATGGCCGATAATATTCTAGAATTTACACCTATGAACTTTACGCCGAATATGACCGGACCTGCATGGCCCGACAATTCCCGTAAGGTTATCGAGATAACACCTGCCAAACTTCCTACTGAGGAACCGAAATCCGACAAGAAGAAAACCGGTAAGAAGAAACAGTGGGACTTTGACCCGACTGTATCTATGCCGTGGCCTGGTTCTGAATTGATGGTTGGTAGCGATAGATTCGGTGCACCTAAGAATCCGTTTGGGCTTCCGACCGGACCGTTCAATGATAATTTGCGGGTACCTCGTGTCGGTATGCCTGTTCCTGCCGGTACTCGTATCGCCGAGGACAGACCTCCCGAAGAACCGAAGGATAATCGTAATTGGTTCCAACGACTGTTTGGACCTGACCAGAGTGAACTTGAAGCTGAACGCAACGGTCTTCGTTGGCATTGGGCTCTTGAACATAGATTCATGCCTCCTGGCTCCAAATGGAATGATACTGTATGGAATGGCGTAGACCGTGAGAATGCTTGGCTTACACAATTGCTCAAGCAGAAAGCTATGGAAGAAGGCGAAGATGTCAATGGCATTATGACACCTATGGCACGAGTCAGGGCTATGGGACTTGATAAGCAAAAATGGGACAACTTCATCAAAGGTATTAAAGACGGTCATTATTCGTCTATGGGTGAAATTACTCCGGAGGCTCTCCAGTGGGCTGAAGATTTCAAACGTATGTATGATTCCAAGTGGGGAGAAGGCTCGTCGGGAGAACTTACACCAATACCTACAGTTATTGGTAAGCGGGCCGACCTGATGAAGAAACAGAACTTCGACGTACGTGGAACTTTGAATGATACACAAGACGCCATGCAGAACATTTACGAATGGTCTAAAGACGGTTCGTTTAGGGACCCAATCAAAAGCCAGATGATTAAGAACTACCTGGATAAGATTGCACAGTCGTTGTCTGCACTTCTCGGTGGCGATAGCAAGTCTATGGCTGATGCAGAAAAGGTCCGTATTCAAATTCTTTATCTGCCCGAAAAGTCTATGGATATGGTCAAGCAAGAAATTGCCAACTTCCGTGATATGCTCGAATCTGTAATGGAATATGGCCGTTCTAAAGGCTGGTCTCAAAACATTATCGGTAAGATTAACCGTGCAAAAGAAGCGGCAAACCAAGCATCTCAAGCAGATGGCAAGGGCAATATCTCCACGCTTGCCGGTATGGCTGTGTCTGCTGTCGGTGATATTATGCCGTCACTCACGCCGCAAGAACGTGAACAGGCACTCGGCTTGCAAGAAGGACTCGAGGCAGCAAAACTTGCACATGAAAGTTATATGCAGAACATGGTACTTGCTGCCGACGTTGACCCGGCACTCGTGTATCAGTTTGCAGAAGTGCTTCAGAGTAAGCTCGCGAAACGATACAACACTGAAATGGAGAATGCAGAACGGCCCGAACGTGCCAAGCTGTTACCAAAATTTGATGTTGATTTAGGACAACTGCAGCGTGAAGTCAAGCCGTCTCCATTCTTGAAACCTATTGACTATAGAAAATTCTTTACGGAAATATCACGGCCTGAACGTGGCCCTGGAGCAAATCCGTCCGATGTCATTGAACAAGGTCAAGGCGACGGACTTAGCACTTCAACCGCTAAAACCGTCGGCACAATTAACTTAGGAAATTGATTATGGCATATACAACGTATCCATTGACACAAGAAGGTCTTGAAGAAGCTGAAAACACTTGGCATACTCAAGCAGTCACCGGCGATGTAAAGTTTGGTGTCGACGTAGACACGAAACGTCTTGTTGTAATTCCTAAGTCCGACCAAAAGAACTACAACTCGGCGAAGGCATATGCATCTCCTCGTGAAGCCGAACAAGCTGTGATTGGAAATCAACCGACACGTACAATTCCTGGACAACTGCTCGGTGCATCGATTGCACCTAGACAGCAGTATCATATAACTAACCCTATGCATTTTGATGCACAAGGTAATTTGTACCCCAAAGGTAGAAAAGGTGACCCAATACGAGATGAACAGTCCAATGAGGCTGCAGATTTCATACAAGACCGTATTGGAAATCTTGCAAATTTCGGACCGGTAGCCGCTGCGGCTACTACATCGGTTAAATATTTGCCGTTGTCTAAACTTATGCCAGGTGCCGCACTCGCTTCGGCCGGCCTAAATGTTGCGAATAATATGATTGGAGCATCTAGAGGCGATGCATTGTATAACGAGACAATCCCAAATATTGCACTTACTGCCGCAGGTGTTGCAGGTGGTGCTGCGTTGGCAAAAATGTCTTCGAAAAGAGACCAGATACGCCGTGAAATAGATGACCTTATCAACCTTCGCATGCGTAATGAAAAGGGCACAAAAGTACCTAAAGAACTTCGTGATGCGATTATGGAAGGCGGCAAGGCCGGAGTACCATATACATTTGGCGATTGGGTATATGCTCCGATTGATAATGTTATGGCGAAATATCCTGAGGTTCCGAAACTTCCTGTTGTATACAAAATGCCGGAACAGGTTATAAAGACTAAAACCGGCAAGATAATTCCGAGGCGTCCGGACACGGCTCGATTGATTGATAAAGATGTTGCTACCCAGTGGCTGATTGACCATAAAATTGACCCGAACAAATATGAGATTGCCGATGTAGTAGAAGGTCTGCAAAAGATGTACAACTATCCGGGCGTAACACGTGAATCTAGGCTGTTCTATCCGCGTAAAGGCGAACCACAGCTTGTACAGGATGCTTGGAAGAACTGGGCTGCTACTGAGAAAAACCCATTTATAGCCGATATGTTGGGCGATGTCGACCTGGTGACGGATAATCCGGTGATAAATAAAGACTGGAAAGAAGCGAAGGAGAGCAGGAGACAACGTAACACTAAAGCTAGAACCGCAGTTCGTGAAGCAAAACAAGCCGAAGGAAACAAAGGCAAGGCACGTGGCGAAGGCGTTGACATAATACCTCAGTCTAAGTATGAAAGCCTTGGTTCTAAAGGCAAGTGGCGTCGTAGATTCGGTAAAGCAGGTGCATTTTTGCTTCCGGTAGCTACCGAACTATTTGGTAAGTACCTACTTCCAACAGGAGACAAGAATGACCGATGAGGAACTACTTGAAGAAAGCAGTCGTGGTCGTGGCTACGAGGAGTCTGAACCTTTAACAGATGAAGAAGTAGCCGCACTTACTGCGAACGATGATTGGGAACCCGATGACCCGCGCCTGCCAGAACTAGTTATGGGCCTTGCCGAAGATGCTGCCGAACATCCTGTATCTACCGTCGCCGACTTCGCCGCTCCGATGGCTATGCTGCCGATTGCCTTTCCGTTAAGAATGGTGGAATCGGGCCTTCGTGAAGGTATGAATAAAGGAGGTGACTTCGAGGCTTTCAAACAAGGTGCTAAGCATGAACTCGATGATGCAACAGATGCCGTTGGTACACTCGCCGAAATTGCCAGACTGCCGACTGAATGGTTTGTTGGTAAACTCGATAAGCCCATCGGTTGGCTCAAGTCTAAAATGCTAAAGGAACCGAAGCCGAAATACAATCCGCGTTTCGACCCGACAAACGAAGATACTTATATACAAACACCTCAGGTTTTTAGAGAGGACTACGAATGGTAAACGTATTCGACACACACAGACTGTTATATCGTAATGCAGTTCTTAGGGCTTATGATGCTGCCAATCCGACAACTCGAATTGACTTCTTTAATGGTGATGTAAATATCGGTAATGAAGTCTATACCAATGAAAATGGCTATCTGTTCTATGAAGCCGGTGGACGTCAGCCCATAGAGAATCTCAATGTTAATGGCAGTGCAATTATCAAGGTTTCTCTTGATGATGGCCACCACTTTGGAATCACATGGCAGGTCGAAGATAATACTAGCCAGTATGTCGAAGAAAGTGATGTACACGATATGACTTACCGCGGTTCTGATAATACTCGGAAAACATGGCAGCCACTTCAGGCCGACTGTACATTGCCAGATTATCTGCTTAAGTCTGAATATCACGATGGTATTTGGGGTGAACAGGAAATTGCTATCGGTGCCGATACCGCAATTGTTACTCTTGCCGAATGGGCACATGCGGTGACAATTTTAACTGCGGCTCCAAATGCTATTAGTATCACAAACACTAGGCTTCGTGCCGGTCAAGTAGTTACTATAGTCGCCGAAAAAGACTGTACTTTGAATATTGTCACAGGTACCGGTCCTGGTGTGAATCATACCGTTTATAAGGATTGCACTTACATATTACTGAATCAATATGCTACCGAAGATTCTAGTGCAGGTTTAAAGCTCATTAGGATTGATGCACCTGACATTTATATCTTTAATAAAAATGGTGATGATTTATATTCTGACGATGGTGATACTACTGTAAAAGTAAATATCAATATTTCTACACCAGCTGGCTGTTATCCAATGATTGTAAATGTAGTTGCGGACGGAACCAAAGCCGCTTGGGCTAATAAGACATTATACTTAAACTTCATAGGCGGTGGTGGAAATCAGGTAATTAGTACCGGTCACTACATCAATGGTGCATCACCATATGCTGTTGCGAGCTCAAATCTCGGTTTCATCTGGCGTGACGGTAATACATACATGTGTAGGCTGATGTAATGACTCAACTAGAACTTGAATTGAAACTGTGCAAAGAGAACTTTAGGTTCTTCGTCGGCTACTGCTTTAAGCACATGCAGAAGGAGGACTTCAAGTTCTATAAGTTCCATAATCAGCTTATAGACCTTCTCCTGGACAGTAATAACGTAAAGCGAATGATTATCAATGCTCCGCCCCGAATTGGCAAGACGGAGCTTGTTAAGCATTTCATTGCCCATAAGTTCCTTTGCAATCCGGCAAGTACAGTTATGTATGTTTCTTACGATAAGGCGCTTGTTGCCCGTAAGAACTCCGAAATTCAAGATATTCTAGTTTGGCTCGCCAATCACTTTGGCATCAGTGCTTTGAAGATGCGGTCGAATAACGACGGCAAGACCGAATGGACCAATAATGCCGGTGGTATGATTATTGCTCGAGGTTCGGGCAACAATATCACCGGTTCGGGCTGTTCAACATTGCTTGTCATAGATGACCCGAATAAGCCGAGCGACCGTACATCGAGTGCCATGCTCGATAAACGAAATGGTGTGTTCACATCTACTATCAGAAACCGTATCAACAATCCCGAAGTTCCTATTATTGTCATTCAGCAACGTATTGCATCGAACGACCTAACAGGATTCCTTTTGGCTGGAGGCTCAAATGAAAAATGGTACCATGCAAATTTTCCTGCAATCAATTCTGACGGCAGTGCTCTCTGCCCTGAGCGACTCCCTCTTGAAGAAATTAACACATACAAGAACGACCCGTTCACGTTAAATGCCCAATTCTTGCAGACTCCGCTCGATGACATTGGTAACCTGTTCGAAAAGCACAAGCTCGTTGTAAGTAACGATAGGCCGGCCATCAAGTCCTTGAAACTAGTAATCAGCGTTGATGCTGCAATGAAGGCCGATGCTCATAGCGACTACAATGCAGTTGCTGTAATCGGTACGAATGGTGTCGACTATTATGTTCTCGATGTTCTTAATTTCCATGCCGATATTACTGTGCTGGTCAATAAGATACGCGAACTCAGAAAACGTTACGGTCACGAGGTCCCTGTACTGTTTGAGGCTAAGGCGAACGGTGTAGCTGCCATGCAGATTCTACGCCAGGAAATGAGTGGCATTATGGAAACTGCTCCTAGTCGTGACAAGATTGACCGTGCCCTTACAGTCAAATATCTGTTCGACTCTATGAACGTCAAGTTCTGCATCCGTGGCTTCGTATGGGGTGAGGTTTGTGCCCAGTTCACGTCCTTCCCTCACGGTCGCCACGATGATATCGTCGATGCCGTAGTCCAGGGAATTACGTTCTTGCACAAGAGAAACATTCATCGTCAAGATATTGACAAAGCTGTAAATAGAAACATCAGTTTAAACCGTCCTTCCTATGGAGTTATAAATGGAAGTCCTAGAATTAGTGCAATCCGCGGCTTTTAAAGCCGGTATCATTCCATCCTTCAACCCTGATGAGCTGCCGCAAGACATTCTTGACGCTGGTAAGAATGCTTTGACAAATGAAATCCTTCCTGGACTTAACTGCGACAGGACTCTCGATATTACTACAACTTGTCGAGTCTATATGCCTGTTGGTGGCCGCATTGAACTCAGGCCTCAGCCACAACCTACTGAAAATAATAAGATTGTAGGCTACTCCAAGTATACTCTAGCTGAACTCACAGCAGATACCGCAAAATTCTTTGCCGAGGTAAATAGGCTCGACCCAACGTTTGCACTCGGCAGTTGGCCTACTGACGACTTTGGACAGCCAATTTCTGCTGCAATGTGGTCGTCTGATATTAAAATGATTCGTGGTGCTGAAACTGGCATTGGTGAAATTGTAATACCGATGCCGGATATAAATATCGACTTTCCGCCGATGCGAGTAGATGCCGTTATCGAAGATGGCAGTCTTGTCCCTTATGAGTATCTTTATCGCGAAGAGTTCGAACGTACATTTAGAACAGGCCTTCCAGGCGTCTACACTACGGAAGAATATGACGACCGCATCGTTGTACTGATTAACGGTTCCGACCGTCCGAAGAAGTTGATACTGCCCGTACCTTTACAGATTATCAACAGTTCTCATAGTCATGCTGGTACTATCAACGCGCCAGAAAAGTTCCGCAGATACTTGATTGATGCCATTGCCGTAGCTTTGGCTATCACATATGGTGTTGCTACAGTTCAGCAGATGCAACAGCAGATGGCCCAGTCTTATCAGTTGCTCAAGAAGAATAAACCTCAGCCACTTCATAAGGCTAATGTATCTGAAATGATTTGCGATAAATTAAGACGTGATGTTTATACACGAGGCAGGGTCTAATGGAAATTACAGAATTTAATGGCATCCAGCAATATCACGATGGCCGGCCGGTCACTGACTATTGTAATATGATACCAATGACAAATTCTGTCATTGATAGGCAAGGCGAAGTTCTTGTAAATGATGTTCATGCCGATAAGGATAATCCTGTTATAGAAACTTTCGTGGACAGTGATGGCAACATCTACATTGCAAGAGCTTACTCGCTTGAGCTTGCTCAATACACCGGCGATGGTCGTATTCAGAAACTTGGTGAAAATCTTTTGACATTTGGTACACCGATATCGAAGGCGTCATTCGCTGAAAGTGCATCGAAACCGTCACAGGTTTATTTCTGTAATGGTGTCGATGTATATTATTGGAATATACGAGATGCTGAGGTTCCCGCCGACCCGCTATGGGCCAATAGGTTCTTGGCATTTAAACCGATTAAGTTACCGTTGTTCTCTGACCTGAGTACACTGAAAATCAACGGTGTTCCGCTTGCCGATTATTGTCTCGTATTAAGTAACAATACCACAGATACTATTTACGAGTTCGCACCTGAAGATGGTTATACAGACGGTTCACCTATCCTTGTCGATAGTATCACTTGGTTTGATAATAGACTCGTACTTGTACAGCAATCTAAAAATACGGTTTGGCTGTCTAACATCGATATTAGTCGTTTCATTGTGCCATCAGTAAAACTTGATAATGGCTATTATCGTCCAATGTTCCCTTGGCAAGTCAATACTCTACCTATGGGTGATGAACCGGCAGTAATCACGAACGAGTTACTTGCAGCCTATTATGCCTCAACGGCATCGGCGGCCTCGCTCCAGGATGCTATCGCTTTCGGTGGCAGTCTATATTTCCTTAATGATTTGACCATCGAGGTATGGAGTGCTACGGGAAATGTCGATAACCCCATTCAGCATAATAGTCAGAACACACTTTATTATGGTGGACGCTCACCAGTTATCATCGACGATACCTTGTACCTGATTTGCAAGGGTGCGATTCATAACGATTTTATTGTTGGTATTCATCAGTCCGGACAGATGAAGGTACTAAGCAATCCTGAGATTGAACGTCGTATTCAAGCAGGAGCATTTAGAATTAGGCCTTTGTCCGTTCGAGATATGTCGCAGATTATTGTCTATACCGATGACACATACGTAAATGGCTATGCGATTACGAAAGATGGCAAGTGGTGGCGATACTGGAATAACTCCGACAGGGCAATAAACTGGTCTATCGTGAACAAAGATGGCCATATCTTCGGTATATCTGTCGATGGTTCTATCCTCGAAATGGTCGATGATAGTCGACTTCATGCCGATGGTAAGCCTATTGTACGCTCTATTACCGGCGGGTTTTTACAGTTCGCCAAGCGTCAAATCCTTCGTGATGTGGAGCTGGTATGCGATACCGGCATCTATTACGACGCAAATTTGCAGCATAGACCGGAATTGTTCTTGCGGGTATCTTTCGACCGAGGACACAACTACGGACCTTATCTGTACCGTAAGTTCGGTGCAAGCGGCTCGAATGACAGGGTTATCATTTGGCGAAACTGTGGCAGCGGAAACTCGATGCTAATACAATTCGGAACATCTAATAATGTCAGGTTCCAATTATATGGAATTAGATTCAATATCGCATAATCGAAACTTGATTCTTGAAACAGAAACCGGCCTAGAAACCGGTTTTATTTTTTTATAATATAGTTGATAGGTCAGAATAAAGACGAGCTCTGAGGCTCGTTTCTGTGCGAAATCTTTTTAAATTTTAAATAATAGCATAAGTCTAATTTTCGATTTTTTCATAAGTCGAATTTGGTAAAATTTTAATAGAAAATTGTATATATATTTAGATAATCGAATAAACGATTATCATAACTTAATAGGCTTATATGGATATTTGCGAATATCTCGAGTGGCGACAGGCATTCCTAGCGAAGCCAATCGGCACATCACTGAATACACCCCGTGGCAAATGTATCGTAGGCAAGTCTTTTACAATAGATTCGCCCGTACGTCCAAACTACCATTTGAAGAATAGGGAGCTCGAAGACGCTGAGTATAATCTCATTTACCACGGGCAAGACATGTCTAAGGAATGGAAGGATAAACTCTACGGCGACGACGATGCTTTATATGAAGCATACAAAAGTTTGAACATTGCATCGTTGCTAACGAACGGTAAACGCCGGATGAGCCGTAAGAATATCATATTCAACAAGGAATGTTGTCTTTGCTATTGGCAACTGCATGGTGATTGGCTCACGATCATATCTCGTTCCTGGGATATTCAACGAGCCGGCATTAGTGACCTGATTATCGTCAACAGGGCCGCCATCGACCTTGGCTGCAAGTTCTTCCGAATTGTAACACTTTGTAACCACGTTTATGAGGACCGCGACCATATCGCAAGGAGAAACGATGAAAATATTAGGCTTTGATATCGAAACCTATAAAGAGCATTTCTGTTGTGTAATGGAAATGTATGATTCAGAAACACGAGAAGTTATCGAGAAGGTAACCGTCACGGACAACGGCTCAGGTGTTACTCGCGACCACATGGGTGTCATCGAGCATTACTTCGGTCAGGCCGACCACATTGTTTCCTTCAATGGAAAGCGATTCGACTTGCCGGTACTCGCTAAGATTAGGGCCGACCTCCGTCGTTCTCCGTCCGTGCCACTCAAGTACATCTATCAAGATGCTCAGGCCTTGATTACTTATGATGATAACAACAATCCCATTGTCAAAAGACATTGCTACGTCAAGGAATGGTCCGCCAAGCACTTCGACTTGCTTAACAACTGTCTGCTCAGGCATTCATTAAAGCAGTGGGAAATGTATTTCGGTCTTCGTATTCGCGAATTGCCTTATGCTCCTGATGCAGAACTTACCCCGGAAATGAAGAAGGAAATCGATGAGTACTGTGCCTATGACGTTTTCGCTATGATGAAAATCTTTTGGGCATCGGGCTATGATGGTGTCGGTCCTGGTGGTACTGGTGGTATCTTGAATACCCTACCAGCCCAGGAAGTCTTACTTGAATGGTGGCCGAAGGACCTGCCGTTCATCTTTGATAGAACCTCCCAAGGTATCGGTGCCGGTGTTATCTACGGTACCACTCAGCCTATCCCGCCGAAAACGAATCAACCGTTGGCCTTGTTCGACCTCAATAGTTTCGATGTACCACTCGATGTGAAAATGATTATCGGATATATCGCGAAGGCTCCGAGCATCGAGTTTGAAACGACCTACAAAGGTATTGTCTATGGTAAGGGTGGTGCTCACTTCATCCGTCCTGGGCATTATAAGAATATCTATATCTTCGACTTCGCGAGTCTGTATCCGACTATCATTTCGAACTACGGCCTGCTCAAGACAAAGTATGCGAATGACAAGTTCGCCGAAATTACGAAGAACCGACTTGAATACAAGAAGCACAAGAAGGAGAGCATGAGGTACTATAACCTCGACCGTGGTGCCAAACTGCTCCTCAACTCTCCGACTGGTGCATTCCGTATTCGTTCGGGTGGCAGTCCGATGTATGACCCCGCTGCAGGTGAAGCGATGGCATTTATCGGCCAGCTCACAATTTCCGAACTTGTGTTCTCGCTGCCTGAATTTGAAAACCTTATCGAAGTGAATACCGACTCGGTGTTCGTACAAGGCGAAGCTAATGTACAGAAGTGCCGCGAAATGATTACCTTCTTTAAGGAGAAGCATAACTTAATCTTGGAAGAAGAACTCGTGGAGCAAATCTACATCCGTGATGTCAACAACTATATCCTCTATGACAAGGATGGTAACGTCTTGAAGGGTAAAGGTATCGCCTATTCCGATATTAAGAACAAGGCTTCGAATGTCGCGGTCTATACGGCTTTGTTCAATTCGCTTATCCTGCCCGAGCTCAAACTCGACTGGGACAAACACGAATGGCGAGATTTTGTCGTCAAGTACCACAAGTCCGCAGCATCGAAATATGCAATGATTAACGGCGAACCGATGCCCCATAAGAACTACTACTTTATGTGGACAACTCGCGAGGACCCCGATGCGGTACCTATTTCGTTCAGCCGTGATGTTATCGACCGTAAGAACGGTGCTATCAAGGCTCGCTTCGGTGTTTGGTCGCAGGATATGGACGAACTTGAAAAACATTTCAAGTACATCGACTTTGAACAGTATCGTCGCGACTTGGATGTTGAACTCGAATTGTGGCATAGGCCCGACCTCGTAACAACCCACCTTTCCAAAACTCAGCGTAAATCCCTCAAAACACTCCGTGATTTGATGGTAAGGGACTATATCTAATGGTACTCGATAAGTTACTTTCTATTCTGGCTCAGATGCCAATGAAGTCGCAAAAGCTTGTGATGCAGAAAATCGACTTCACAAATAAATCACCATCGGAAGTTTACCACGATATTGTATCGACAATGCAATCTGTAGCTAAGTCTGCAAGTCAGAAGGCTGCCCTCGAAGTCTACGAGGCACTTCCCGTATCCGATGCCGACGTGGTGGCAGCCTTCGGTGACAGGCAACCGATGTCTAGCCCTCTGACCTTCGACGACACTCAAATAGATTATATCAAGAATAATCTATACCGAAATAGAAATGGCGACTTCCGTATTATTCCCAGGAGCAAGAACTGCAGTCCTGAGAATATGCCGCTCGATGGCCTCGATGCAGATGAACGTATCATTGGTGCAAAACTCTCGCAGTCTAGGCTCAATGAAGTAGGTGGTGTCGAGAAGTTCGACGGGCTCGATAAGCTTAAGGAACAGCCGTATGAAGGTCCTTATGACGGCTTGTACAAATATCTCGCCCCTAACCTTCAGCGCATAAACATTATATCATCCTTTAAGCCAAGTGACCCGTTTGGGTTCTTCGTTCGGGATGATGCTATGTATCGTAATGTCTGTGCACAGATGACGACGGTCGACCAGAAGTATGTAAGCCAGGAAAATCTCGAGCGGTCCATGCTCCTGCTGTTTCTCGTGAGCGGCGGCCATCTTGATGACTGGGCTCAGCTCTATCGTGTGATTCACTTTATCGTTCGATTCCCGGACAGTGCGACCGGCATTATCCTTTATCTCAACGACTTTGATGCAGGTGGAAATGGAAAATCAAAACTTGTCAGTATATTGCAAACGATGTTTGGCGACACCTTTACCGCGTTCGCTCCTCAACAACTTCGCTTTACTATGTCCCTTATGGGGAAACGGCTCGTGTCCATATCTGAGTTTGAGGCCAATGGAGTTAATGACCAGCTGCAAGGTATTATGAAGTCCATGACAGGCCGCGACCGCTTTCAGTATGAAGGCAAGGGAGTCGACCCGATTGTAGCCGATACATACCAAAATTTCGTAATTAGTTCGAACCGCTACATATACTTCGAAGATAGCGGTATCAAACGCCGCTTGCAGAATTTCCACTGCTCGAACCTTTTGCATGCGATGTTGACTCGGTACTGCCATAATCAAGCCTATCTTGACCGGTTCTTTGGGAATATCTTTGATGGGACCGCTCAAGAAATCAAATTAGGGATGGCTCATTCTTTGTTAGACTATATCCTCAAAGACGATGCTGTAGAACCGTTGAACATCAAGCCTCAGCAAATTGTGCTCGGTTCACTCAAGAACCCCATCCTTCGTGCCCTGTTCAGTACTCACATGAACCCGGATGCTTTCATATGCGAAGAAGGTGATGGCTGTCGCATCGACATCTATCGTCTTAGTTCGGAGGCCAAGCCTGAACAACTAAACTATGCCGCATCGACTATCCAGTCCTGGTTCCCCGATGTAAGTTTCGAGGTCAGTCGTGACAGTTCTTGCTTGACTTGTGATATTCCCGAACAGGTATTTATCAAGAGACTTCAGGCACGATTGCAGGAACTCGACGATATATCTAGGAAACTCAAAAGCAAGACAGGCATCATATTAGACAATTGTGACTTTAGAGGTTTCAATAGCACGGCACTTGTAAAGAAGTTCCTGGGCGATGCCATCGAGGAATATGAAATTCCCTTTACGGAAACACCACAATACATGGAGGTATGCTAATGACATTGCTCGCATATGCAGGTGACAACGTTGTCTTGTACAATATGTACAAACACAATGAAAGTAAAGTGGTCGAGAGTTCTGCCTTATCGGACGAAGAACTGTTGAAGTTACATCAACTTACATACAAGGAGCCATAAATGGAACTCGAGGTCTATAAAAAATCCGACTTTTACGAGGACTACATCTCCTCGCAGAAGGAATACTACGAGCGCGAGAATGCCAATGCGTACTTTGCGGAACGTCTTGCGGAGAAGGATAAACTTATCGCTTCACTGCAAGACACAAACAAAGTACTCGCTCACAACTGTGTTAGACTGAACAAGATGCTTGCCGAGAAGGACAAGGAGATTGCCCTGCTGAAGGAACGCATCTGCAACGGAGATGTGAGCCGTTTAACATGGATAGACGATTGTATCGACAAGGACAAGGAGATTGCAGAACTCAAGCAGAAACTTGAGGATGCGAAGGCCACGGCATACGCAGAGAGCGTGGATGCGGGTATGGAGAACCACAGACTGAAAGACAAACTCCGTCATTACCCGATGATGGTGGCGTTGCTTGAAAGTAATAAAAAAGAGATTGCGGAACTGAAGGACATAGACTCCAAAAATAGGTCTGCATACTACAAAGACCTATCAATGATGGCTAAAGATGTTGAACACCAAAAGTTCAAGCGGTGCTTGGCAATGGCTAGGCAATGCCACAACGAAAGTCTGTGGTGGTATAGCAAGGGATACGGGTTTGAGAAATACGATAAATTTTGGGAGAAATGGGAAAAGCGTTGGCTGGAACTTGCCGGGAAATTCAAGGAGGCGAAGTGATGTGCAAATTTTGTAAAAAACCTAACAAGACGATAGTGAGGCATATACTCGGTGTATCGGCGTTCGTCGGTGCGGGCCTTCTTTGGTTACGATTCTACGACGAAAAGGCAGATAATACGATAGTAAGTATGACTGCTATTTAATTATTGTCCTATGTGTGGACGTAAACTTACGGAGGTAAAATGAGTGTTAAAATAATAAAAAAGATTAAGTGCGATATTTGTGACCGCGAAATAGTAGCACCGGCATGTCGTGTAATTCTTACAATGTACGGTAAAGAACAGGACTCAGTTGGTGGTTTGCTATACACACACTTAGTCCGCGGTGACAATGAATTTGATGTATGTGGCAAATGTACAATCAAGATATATAATGGTCAAACTGTGTTAAGAAAGGAAATACTGGATAAATGACAAAGTTTAAATATAAACGATTATATAAATGCGGGCATTGTTTGTATAGTGATTCTCCAATTGAAGCCGATTATTGTTATGTCTGCGGAAAACCTGTCGAAACACGAACGATGATAATTTTATATCGAACAATAAAATACTTTATGAGTGATTTGATATTCGATTATAAGATATATCGTGCAGACCATGCTATACATTTAAATTGGATAGTCGTCGGTGCTATCGGTAATATCATTTTATGTATATTAAATCTTATAAATCTATGGAGACATTGGTAATGACAGATGATGCACTAAAGCTTGCCAAACCACTCGACCCGATATATGCCAATCCGAAACCAGGCAAGCCCGATAACCCTACGGCATATAACAGATGGCGAGAGAATATGTCCGAACATTGCTGGCTATGCCGAAACTTTGACCGATGCAGTCCTGGACATAAATGCCGACATCAAGTCGATATAGATGTCCAAGCACAATGGCCAACTAAAGGAGGCTAAATAATGGAACTCATTAGATACAAAGTAAAAGGGGACACCGTGATGGGTGTGCTCGTTGACTACAACTGGAATCTCGGAGTGTATTACACCATCGAGAAACTCGGGAGAATGATTCCCGAAGGTTCACATTGGATGCAACTCACTTACTCCCCGAAGTTCAAGAAAGACCTTCCGCTTATCTGGAGTAACACCGTTCACAAGAATCGTGGCATCCGCGTGCACAGTGGAAACACAGTAAAGAATACCAATGGGTGTATCCTGATTGGAAACACCGCTGACTTGACTCTGCTGAAAATAACCAATAGTGTTCCGGCGGTGACCCAGTTAGTGAAGGCTATGGATAAATCGTGTATTTACAGTTTGTTTGTGAGGAACGAAATATGATATATTGTGACAAATGTAAAAATCATCTAGTACAACGGCACATAAACGGAAGGAACAGCGACCATTCGTTCGGACCATTCGCAATAGATTTATGTGCTCGATGTTATAATGAGTTTAGAAAACTAGTGTCCGACTGGGTAAAGAATGACACATGGTATGAAATCGATGCACAAGCACATTCCAATGAAACAAGCAAGGTATGGTCTAAATAAGAAAGCCCTGGAGAATATCCAGGGTTTTTTATTAGTCACCATCGAGTTCGTGTGCCAGTCGTTTAACTATATCTTCATTATATTTGTAAGCCCAATCTGCTGCAACCGGCGGTACATCTGCTCCAAAACCTTCAATTTTATTAACTAAACCAATACGTGCCCAGTTATCTATTTCTTCGGCAGTCGGTTGTCTACCTAAATTCGACGTTAGATATTTAGCAGCATCGGCCTTAGCATTCTTCAAAGCAATACTAGCTTCATGTCGGGCGACTTGGGCCATTTGTGCAGACGATTTCATATTATAAGGCGTTCCGCGTGAAATCGCGCCCTCATTGATGGCATCGAAGTCACGAGCGGATATTATTTGCGGCTGGTATCCGCCAGTATGATGTATAATATTATCCCAATCTAATTTGGCTTTCGGCTGTGCTGCGAATGTCGCAGCTTGTGGAGTATCACCTTCTGCTAAGAGTTTCTTGTATTTGTTCCAGTTGAAATTACGTTCTTTGATAGAAGGCATATGCAGACCGCCCATACCACGAGATATAGCGCCTGGAGCAAATTCGAATTGTCGTTTAGCGATAGGTTCACCAAGTTTGACGTAATCACGATATTCATTTGACCAATCAAATGCCAGCGGCTGATTACCAAAGCGTTTTAATGCATTTGTCTCATCATCTCTAATTATGGCGCCTTGTAATCGGCCAAGCCTATTAGGATGAGCTGCAACTGGAAATTCAGGCAGACGCTTTGTAATTGGTTCATTCTTAGCCATGTAATCGTCTACAAAACGATATGGCGACTTAGCCGCGTCTTGTGGATTATTATGATGGTGACCGGTTAAACCGCTGTAATCGCGTAGACGACTCTTATCCAGTCCTCGAAGTGGATTACCCTCGTCTAGTTGCCAGCTGCCTTCCATATCAAGCGGAAAATAGTCCGTGTCAATCAGTCTATATGACGGTGCATTCTCTTCGACATATCCGATATTCTTCAACCACCGCGGTTTCACATCATTTAGAAAAACGGTAGTAGGAACGTCGATGCCGACCCAAGTAGGAAACTTCTGCACGGCTCTAGGGTCATTGCCTTTACGCAGGATATTTCTGCCATACGGGTCCTGGACCGCTTTCATCTTTGCCAGTTCAGGCAGAGGCACTTCAATCTTGATGGTCGACAGAGCAGCCGCACGAGCTGCGGCATTGCCATTCTTGCCGCCAATAGTTGTTCCATAAACAGGAAATGCCGTGGGTTCAGTCGTAACCCATACGCCACCTGCATCGGTGCCATGTTTCCTAAACGGATGTGCCGCCGAATTGACATTAGCATTCGGATGATTGGTCAAAAGACCCTGCTGTTCAATAGCTGGAATATTCTCGTTCTTCGTAATATGGAAGAATGCCTTGACTGGACCGCGTTCCTTCTTACGAAGATACTCAGCATAGTTGCGTGCATTCTTAAGCAATGAGGACTTGGACATTATTTATTCCTATATCGAGGCTTACTGTAGTACATTTCCATCCAGGTATCTTTAAGGTCTATGTCAGAACGACGGTCCATACGTTTGTTGACATAATCGACCAACTTATCGTGGTCAACCGAGAACCATGTAAGTGGCGCTTGGTCACTAACTTCTCGTGCACCAATGTGTACATACCTGTCGATTGCTTCATCACCAAATGACGGCAAATCAGCATAAACGTACGACCCCAGCCTATGATTTTCTAAGGCCTTGCGACGACCGAATGCTCTTGCTAGTTCTTTTCCGAATTTACCTAGTTCCATAACACCTAAACTTTTGAAATATCGACTTGCAAAATAGGGCTTGTGGGCCAAAATTCTTTATAAAATTTCAGAAAATTTTTTGCAAAAAATTTTTCCGCGATTTGATAGAGAAAAATGGCCTAGAAGCCTATTTTCATAAGATGAATATTTAAAATACTTATTCCTCGATAATGTACCCAAAGTCGCGAAGAACGTCGGTAACATCGCGGTCAGTATTCTGTTGCAAGGCCTTGATAATTTCCTCACGGCTCCTCTGCACTGCATCTTCACGATTTACGTCATGCAGGTCACCTTTAAAGCCATCATCGACAGGCATATCCTTACTTTCCTCTCGCCATTTCTTATAGCCGTGATTTTCGGCAGCTTCATCGAGAGCTTTGTCAAATTCATCGTCCAGGGCATTATCACTTTCTTTCGATACAAGCTTATCCACCCTATTAGAGATATCGACATTACGAGGACGAGTATCTGTCAAATCAAATCCGAAACGGTCCTGCCAATCGGCCAGACTGCCTGGAACCATATCCGGGTCTACGCCGGATTCTTTGACAGCAATACGATATGCATCATCGGGGCCATAAGCGCGTTCCATGTCAAAACTATAAGCGTCGAATACAGCTCGAGCATTATCATCGAGTTTGTCATACATAGACTGATATGCAGCGTCAGTTGCTTTACCTTTCAAGAACTGGCCATGGCGTTTACCTTCTAGGAACTCGTCGCTATCACCAGCGACACGTTCAATCATTTTAGAGGTCTTGTTAGGCTCGCCGGTACGTTTACCGACAGCCTTACCAAATTCTTTCATCATTTTCCAATTAGGCATTATTTATCTCTCCTTTTCGAGTTTGCCTCGAATGAATGAAACATCGCTCCGTATATCATACAAGAGCACTTTAAAATTGTCCAGGTCCTTAACCTGGTTTGATACTTGCACCTCCAGGACTGCGATGCGTGAGTCACGCTTCTCGTCGTTGCCTCTCTGGAGATACTGCAAGTAGCCGACACCCGCCGCCATCAGTGCGACGAGTCCGGTCACGACTGGCTGGAGGAACTTCCTCCACTGCGAGGATTCAGTAGGCATTGGTCACTCCTTACACATCTTCAAGCCTGGGTAACATGGACCCGGCAATTGGTGCATCAGGTATTTGTCTATCGTAAGGCATAGGGGAGTCCTCCGTTTAAGTTATCCGTAAAAGTTTAGTTTGTTCACAATGGCGACTAGGCTACTCCGATATCTCAATTTTTAGCACTACCTTGTTTCTGTCAGAGTGATAAACATCGCCATAACGCAGAGGCGATGCATACATATACCCGTCAATAATAAACATCCCATCTGGATACTGATACGCTAATTTATTATTTTTCTATATGGAAAACATTTACTGGGCCAATATATATGACGCTAAAACTTTTCCATATTCCATATAGGCAACGTGACCATTATCCGAATCAAAGTGTATAGAGTCGGCATAAGGTGCCGAATTAGTAGATGCATTGACTTCGGTTATCTCACTCGACTTTACACCAAATGACAGGCACCTACTCATAAAGCACCAAAGCCCGACCACGTCAACACCTAGACTTATTGACAAAGTTTTCACGGCTTCAATCATAGGCACTACTTTCGATTTGAAATTAGGGTTGCCATAACCCCATGCCGGGCTTGGAAGAACAGCGATTTTTGCATTAGGCAATGCAGATTTTATCCTGCTTATCATAAAATTGGCATAAGCCGTGATTTGCTCGATAGTATAATTTTGATTAACGTCATTTGTTCCTAAAGCAATAGTTACCGTGTCAATAGCGACCCCACTGAATCTGTTAAGATATTCGGTGAAGTCAAATATGTAATAATTTGACTGGCTTGGGTCATCCGTGTACGATGATTCGTTTTTTACACCGGTGCTTGTGAAGCAATAATCTGGATAGTTTAATTTATCATCATCCGTTGCCAAACGGATAAACGGATTTTTGCGTAATGTTCCAGACGAACCCGAACCCATAGGTGTTATTGTCCCAGCACCACATAGATTTGATTTTCCAATAAAGTTCGCCCAAGTCCATCCCTCGCGACCTTCTCCGTTGAATGAGCCATAATTGCTCATTGTACCGTAGCCATTGATGATAGCACCAACGCTTTGAGCCGCCAACTTTGCAAAATATCCGCTACCCCTATTCGTAATGGAATCACCAATAACAACACAATTCTTAGTAACCCCACTTGGGTTATCTTTCCATACAACATCAATGTCTTTATAAATTAGCCTATTTTTTCTGTTAACAAAATCAGCAAAACCAACACGAATAGAACAATCTTTCAAGTTATTCAATTTGCAAACTTTACCAACTTGGTTCAAATCGCTTTCAAAGTTGCTAGTAGTCCTGGGTTCAGTAAAGAAATCAACGTCAATAAGTTCTTTCGTGTTTACACTGTCACCATAGATATTGTAAGGTAAACCCTTTACCATATATATTTTGGAAGGTAAGCACATATAAAGGTCATTTGATGTAACGACTGGAAGCGAATTTATTTTATCGTTAAAGTCTTTAATGGATGGGGTGGCTGTAATAACAAATTCATTGACACCATTTCTGGAATCAAACTGTATAAACAAAAATTTGTTATCATCACATGTATAAGTCCTTGTTTGCCCCGGTTCAAAACTGCCTAATGCTGCCACAACATCAGAATAATCTGTTGTTGCCTTGCGCATAATAAAAGAATCATTTACACGAAAATTGCCATTGTTCTTAATTTCATAAGTTATACCATTTATATACGGCAAATAAAACCTGCTAATCCTAGTAGGTACCGCTAAGGTATATGGTATTCCGTTCATAAAATTAGATGACAATAACAAATTATTGGCTTGTATCTTAACAAAATCACTAGCAACCCACGGTCCTGCGGGATGGTCATTTTGGCATTGATAGACAACCCCATTATGAGAAACTAAATCAAAATACTTATAATCAACATCTTCCGAAAAGGGCGGGAATTTTGCACTGCCGTCATTTTTTGTTATTTTAATCTGTATTTGAGTAGCAATGTTACCTATAAGGTTCAAAAACGAAAAATTTACATCTTTTTCGCTTTGATAAGTTACTGTTTGGCCTGGAACAATAGGGCCAAATTGCCTAACGACATCAGAACCACTTGTTGTTGCCTTGCGCATAATAAAAGAATCGTCAACGGTATATTCACCAACATTCGTTATTTCATACGTAGCGTCGGCTATATATGGCAAATAATACGTATTTACATTTGCTTTTTTGTCAATAAGTACAGGTAAATAACGAAACGCCTTAAAGAAAGAATATATATCATCAATAGTTATCTTAGCAAAATCACTAGCAACCCACGGCCCTGCGGGATGGTCATTTTGACATTGATAGACAACCCCATTATGAGAAACTAAATCAAAATACTTATAATCAACATCTTCCGAAAAGGGCGTTATACCAAATTTTGTTTTAACGTCTTCTTCCACGAAAGACAAGGTTTGCATCGTTTGTAATGATGTTACTTTGAACGAAGTACCGGACGAATAATTGTCGAATTGAATAAAAAGAAAGTCAGAATCGTCACAAGTGTATTGAACAGTGGCACCAGGATTAACATTACTCCAAGACCTAACAACGTCATCAAATGAAGTTGAGGCTTTACGCATAATATACATTCGTAGGATAGAAGCACTACCCGTGTTAGTGATTCGATAAGTTATCCCTTTAATATAAGGCAAATAGAAGCGTGATAGTCCTGTCGGAACATTTAGTTCATAAGAAATTCCCTGAATCATTTTAAATGCAAGGAAGAGGTCATCACAGCTTATCTTAGCAAAATCACTAGCAACCCACGGTCCTGCGGGATGGTCATTTTGGCAAATATATAAAGCACCATTATAAGACACTACATCATAATAGGAGTACGACTCGGTAGTTAAAAATTTTTTTGCAATGCTCTTATCGAGTGTGTTCTGTGCGGTCTCCTTGAGCAAGTCATCCTTGTTCATCTTCGCAGTGCCGCTAGGTCCGTCCACGGGTATCACGTCGCCTGCTCGGAAGGCGGTGATGGTGGTCGGGAGGTTGTGCACCTCGTTCGTGCCATATTCTGCGGATGCAAAGTTCGTTGGGTCTACTTCATATGATTCATGCGTTATAGAATGTGGACTAGATGCAGTTACAGTCCATGTGTCGAGGTCATAGCCTCTTACATATGAGAACTTTAAGACACCTGTGGCAGATACAGATACTAATTGTAACTGACGAGTGACACCGCCCTGAATCCAATTAACAGCAACAGCCCGTCCGGCAGTAATTACATCTAGACAGGCTTGATATTCGCTATCAGAAAATGATGTGCTCATATCGGTACGGTCGAGCACAAATTGCTTAGGTAACGTTTCTATCGGTGTAACAGCTGGTATATTTGATGTATAAGTCTTTTCGGACATAAGAGCTCCTGGCCTGATTAAGCAGACTATTCCCCGGTCTGCCAGCGGTTCCCTCAACGACGGGAGTTATTATGCCATTTACCTCGGCACAGAGAGTTAGGCCTGGATGTAGACGCTATTCATCGTCACACCGAGGAAGGCACTCATACCGAGGAGCACATCCACGCGGAAGATGGTAGCTGCCTTGACCGGGTCCGTCCAAGCAAGACCACGAAGCGGGAGAATACCCTTATCGCGATACTGGGTCGGAATGGTGAGGCTGTCCATGCCATAGAACTTCTCAAGTCCCTTAACGGCAACCAGGAAGTCGTCCTTCTTCCACACCACGGCCGGAGCGAGATACTTCGTATTCGGGGCAAGGATATGGGCGGCAGTTGCACTAGTCAGAGCATGAGAGGCATAGCTCGGATGGTAGACGTTCTGACGCGGACCTTCGAAGAACACGAAGCCGGCAAAACGAGCATTGGTCACGGCACCGTTCTGCACTTCAGTAGCGACGAAGCGGAAGGAAGCTTCCTTACCAGTCGGGTTGCCGAAGATATCAGTGGTCTGTACCGCTTCGCCATCAAGTGTAAGCGTAAACGGCAGAGACAGGGCACCCACTTCCTTCGTGGTGAAGAACTCGTCGAAACTGTCGCCAGCACCGAACGTGATGGTCGGCTGGCCATAGGACGGAACACCATTCGGGCCCTGAACATCGTAAGAAGCCTGAGCAAAAACCGTCGTGTAGTCAAGCGTAACTGCAGCACTTATAGCGGCACCCGTGATAGTCTGCAAAAAGTTGCTCTTGGTCCAACGAATGCCGGCAAGTTCACCGAGTTCGTTCTTATACAGGTCATTGCCCACCTTATCGTTCGGAGAGTAGTTGTTCTGGAAGGCCGCAATCAACTTGGACCACACCATCGGATGAACAACACCAAAGGTTTCACCTTCCATCTTCGAACCTTCGCAAAGGGCAAAGACGTCGTAAATCTTGTTACGAGCAGCAAAACCGTTGCCACCGGTGATATCGGTCGTAGCGATGACCTGAGCACTCAAGGCAGAACCGGCAAGGCACTTGTAGGCCTGTTCGGACGCATCGAGAGCGAGCTTGGCCACACGCTTACCCATCACAGCAGGGTCCTTCATCGACAACGTGAGAGTTTCCTGGTCAATGACAGCCGCAGTAGAAAGCGGACCGACGGACACCGGAACAGCATCACGAGCGACCGACAGGTCCTCGCCACTAAGGTCAAGAGTGTGGAACACCTTACCCGAATCGACGACAGGCACCATAACGGTGTCACCACTCATCTGTTCGGCACCGAGATGCTTTTCGATGCTACGATTACCCTTACCCAGGATGTCGGCACCAATGTTGAACTGCACGCCAATCTCGGACATGAGACGTGCATTCACAATCTGCTGAGCATTATTCGTAATGCCAGTGTTTGCATAAAGACCGGACATAATTTATCCTTTATGACGATTAAAGGCTTGGCCTAGTGCGATTCCGAAATCGTCAGTAGCCGGAGCACCAGGAGATTGTCTGCCACCATTCGGGACCGGTACACTCGTTTGCAACTGCTTAGTAGTTGGAGCCTGTCCCTTGCCATATTGGCTGATAACTTGGCCAATCTGTTTGTAGAAGTTATCCAAAACCCTGCCTTTCTCGTAAGCGGTCATCTGCAGCCATTGAGCTCTAAGCTGCGGATTGTCCATCCTCTGCATCCATTCATGGAGGAGGATAGGACCATATTCACGCTGTGTATAGCGAAGAAGGTCTGGTTCGTTAGCATTCACATACCTAGCATAGCGATATACATTCGACATAAAGGCCGGAGTTTCATCGCCAAAGAACTGCGAGGCATGGTCAGCAAAATCATTGGCTTCCGCATCTGCCGATATGGCATTCATATCGTCGATACGGTCTTGGAGCTGCTGGGACTGGAACTTGCTGTAGTCATCGTCCTTACCTTCATATTCAGCAAGACGTGCCTCTAGTTCTTTGACCCTAGCCTTCAAGGACTGTCGCTGTTGGATACGGCGCTGCCCATTGGACCAATTGTTCTGCTTCTGTTCGCGGACCGGTTCCTGCTGAGTAGGAACATTAGATTCGGCAGTAGATTCCGCTGTCTGCTGCTGAGTATTCACATCTACTGTTTCGGTAGATGGTGTTTGTTCGTTGAGTTCATCCATACCCATATATACGTTTTGGTCGAAGAAATTTTACCAAATATACTGGTCAAATTATATGCATAGGATAAATAAATTCGGTATATAGGCTAAATGTTAGAGCTATACTTCACTCCACCCCCACCCCTTTATCCCCTCCCCTCCCATCTCATAGATTATCCATATGGATTTGGCTAATTTGTATGATACATATAAAGTAATATTGATATTTATATTTTTGAAATATTATCTTATATATAATATATTAATTTATACGTTATAAT